GCACTTCAGGCGGGGTGATCACATTGCCCTCTTCGTCCCATTCACCACCACGGGAGATGGTGCCGATCACATCAAGGGCGTGGGTGTGACTAGCGGTGATCACCTCACTAGTGTAACTGTCTAAAAGGCCAGCATTATATAGGGCAACCATACCGGTGGCTTCATCGGGGAAGCGGAGATAATGGGTCATCGGGTGATCTCCTGGAGGGTGCTGTTCGAGAGGCGCTGGGGCCAGTAGGTGAGGCGCTTGATAGTGCCGTTGAGAAAGCTGCCATTCCCAGTCCAATTACTTCCAATGAAAAGCCGATCAACAGTTGGTATTGTGCCAGTATTGTCAGTCCTAGTAGCCAAACCGTTGAGTGATTCTCCAAAGTTGTCAGCTTGGAAAGCTAACGCGTCATTGACGCCGTCCGACGCAATTAGGCCCGTAAATATACTTATGCTGGTTGCTTGAGCTACCCCCGCGTCTAAAACGTTTGCGCCTCTAAAGGAATTACCGCCACTAAAATTAGCGTATATAGATTCGTTAAATGTTCCGCCGCTAATTGCGTGAGTAAGCACGGTTCCAGGGGAAAAAGTGGCAGCCCTGACAAACACCGTCCCCTCATCCTGCCGATACCAGCTGCTGAAGTTAGCCCCCGTAATACTGGCCACGTCAGCACTGCGGGTGACTGTGGCAGTGGTGGTGGGGATGTAGCTGGTGGGGAAGGCCCCGGCTTCTAACTGGGCGCCCCAGACAAGGATGGTGCCGTTGCCATCGCCTTGGTAAAGCGTAGTGCCAGCCAAGGCTAGACGTATATTCAAGACTCCTGAAGCTGAAGCTGTCGCAGTAGCCGTAGTTGTTACTCGATACCATCCATCAGGAAAAGCAGTTACTGTTGCAGTTGTCCCAGCGGCAACACTTACAGCCGTTCCCGTAGCAAGGCTATAGCGACTTGTAAGAGTGGCTCCAAAAGCCGATGTCGGAAAAGTTAAAGCAATATGACTTAGGGTGCCGGATTTTGCCCACACACTAAATGTATAACTAGTGCCAGATACAAAATTTGCAGGAGTTTGAGACAGAAGATGTTGCGAAGCGGTTGCGTCTACCGTGTCCTTTAGCTCCCATGCTGTACTGGTTCCATCGGGGGCGGTTCCTGCGTTGGCTGTTTCGGAAGTTAATGAATTGGCCCACGTCGTATCAAACCCATTGCTTTGCACCAGCAGATTCGTCCTCTGCTCCTCCACCAACAGCCCCAGGCTTTCGCCCGTCGTGGGGTTGTGGTCGAAACGTGGAGCGCTGTTGATCGTGCTGGTGGTGGGGATGTATTCGCCGACGGTGCTCGATTCCTCTAGTTGGGCGCCCCATATAAATAAACCGCTAGTGCCATCGTTTGCCACAACATTCTGCACAATACGAAGGCTGCGTGTAGTGCCGGACAAGGAAGCACCGGCAACTGTGGCTACACACCTATACCAACCATCTCCAACTGGTTGAATGCTGGCAGTCATGCCAGCGGTCGGTGTTCCTGAAACAGTTCCAGTAGTTAAGTTGAATTCTGCAGCTCTTCCCGTAATGCCATCGGAAATAAAAAGACTAAATATATTTGTCTCGCCTTGCTTTGCATAACAAGATAAAGTTACAGGAGTGCCGGCTGTAGCAGTTATTGAAACATTTACCCTACCGCCAGATGCTCCACTGTTTGTAATTAGCTTTTCCGCCGTTAGAGTTCCATTTGGAGCTGTGGTTGCGTTTGCAGTAACAGTTGAATTCGTCTTGCTCCAGTACGCATTATCAAACTCCTCACTCCTCAGCAGCAGGTTCGTCGTCGCCGTTCTGATCACACCCTGGCTATCGACGTAGGTGCCGCTGCTGGCGCGGGTGAAGGTGACGCGAGGGTCAAGGGTTTTAGTCCTAGCAAATTGAAGGTCAAGGGAAGAGGCATTAAAAATACCGCCATTTCTGACGGTAGGAAATACGCTCACCATTAAACGCTTGGGAGCAATAATCTTCATTTACCTTGGCCTCGATAAACCTTTTTACCTATTTTAGGCTTACTATTTTTACTCTTACCTTGAGTGGTTTGTTTTGGTTTAGGCGGAAGACGAACTGGTTTACCGCTAAGAGTTTTCTTGACCATTACGGTAGCCCAAATAGTTCTTTAAGTTCCGCCACGGTCAACCCAGCAGCCTCCAGCTTCTGCTCGGTGGTGAGTACTGGGGCTGGTGGGGGCACTGGAGCAGGCTCGGGGGTGTTACCTTCAGAGAGCCACTTCAGGTACGCCTGGTAGTCCGTGTTGGCGGGGTCGGGGGGGATGAAGGCGTTGTCCGCAATGCGTTTGACGCCCGTTACTTTCCCTGCTGAATCTGAAAAAACTTGCATGTATTCCATGCTCATAGCTCCGCAGAAAGAATAATTAATGTACCGCGCAGATTGTAAGAGGCGGTGGCTGTGAGGCCTGTTGAGCTTACGTCAAAATAAAACCCATCCCCATCTCCAGTTGGTCCACTAATTCCCGTGACGTTATTGTTGCTGTTATTGCCGGTAAGTTGTCCGTTTGTAATAAGGGTTGAAGTGGGTAGCGCGCGCATCGGCCAGCTATTGTTTGAATAGACGGCTGTTGTTGTGCTGAATGTCGAAACCGTAGCATTGGTTATTTTTCTTGTGTACCTCTGACACAACGCCAACTCCTGCCCATAACTGCGCCTCTCGAACGGTGTAGCGACTGAACCGGGTTCAAGTTGGGCGCCGGTGATGTAGAAGGTGGCGCCGTTGGTGCCGATAACGCTGGTCGCGCCGTTGGCGGACGCAAGGTTTGAGCTACTCCAAGATCCAGCTGTTCCGCTAATTGTTGGACCAGCGCCCAAGGAGAAAGTGACGTTAATGCCTTGCCCATTGTCGGCAAGCCACGTGCCGGATGTATCGCCAGAAATGGTGATGCTTTTGTATTCCCAAGTATTTGCCGCAGAAATTGAATAACTAAAAACATAGGATCGACTGCTTCCGCTATTGCGCAATGATCCGCCAAACGTACCAGTCAAGGAAGATCTAACCCAAAAGGATAACGTGATTGCTTGAGCGGACGCTGTGCCCCAAGCAAGGTCGGCAGTATTAAAGCCTTCAATACTCTGCAGGATCACAGCCCCTTGTGAACCCGTCAGCGAGGAGTCTGCAGTGCCTGTCGTTAGAAGCAGAGAGTTTGTATGCCCAGCAGGTGCAACAGTGCTTTGCTGCATGGTCATTGTGCCATCACTATCTTCAAATCCCTGCCAGCGGTCTGTTCCAAAGACACCGCCCGCCGTCATGCTCACACTCGCCCCAGCATTTCTCTGATCAATCCTCATATCCCCATTGATGATCCGATTCCTCGCCCCAGCCAGCGGTCCACCGTTGAGGCTACTGAGCTGAGCTGTTGCCGTGCCATCAGACGCCAGCACAATCGCTGGTGAGCCTGCTGAGGCGTGCTGAAGGTTGGTGGTTTTTAAGGTGCTCATGATCAGCCCTCGTAGAGAATGTTGATTGACCCCGCGTCAAAGGTGTCGGTGCCGTTCACGGTGGTGATGCGGATGCGGTCTAAGGTGCCGGAGAGGTTCTTGGCGCCACCAATATGAACTGTCGCCTCGTTGCTGGCGTCAGAGACAATGCCAGAATAAACCCACGCATTTGTCGGGTTTGAAATAGCAACGATCTGGCCGCTGCGGCTACCAGCAGCGTTAGCGTGTGTTGTGCCGATTCCGGATGTTATGTAAGCAGTTCCGCAGGCATTGGCGCCGCTAATAAAGGACGCGCTTGTGAAGTAGTTTGAGGTTTCGAAACCAGAGGATGTACCAAGCTGCACTTGCACGACACTTGTCCCGTTCGTACTCACGCCCTGCATGATCACCGTAATCCGCTTCACCCAGCTCGGAATCCCGGTGAAGTCAATCGCGGTGCCGCTGGTGCTGTTCTGCGCGGTGCCAAGCACCATCCGCCCACGATCCACGAAGCTGAGCGTGCCTGAGCCGTTGGTTGCTAACACCTGATCAGCGGAGCCAGATCCACCCGGCAGCACCAGCGTGTTTGAGCCAGCGACTGCCGGTGCGTCGATCTCGGTGTAGCCAGATGTTGAGCCGTTGAGTCGTAAAGTCATCAGACAACTACCCAGGTAGAACCAGAAGGTACCGTAACTGTGATCCCAGAGTTAATAGTCACAGGACCGGCAGTAACGGCGTTTTTGTTTGTACTAATAGTGTAATTGGTAGTTACAGTCTGATCATTTTCATAGAAAACTTGATCACTACCACCACCAGAAGCACCACCAGCACGTCCCCAAGACAACGTACCAGCTGCATCACTAACTAACGCATAACCAGCAATAGAAGTATCAGTAGATGGAAGCGTCCAAAGAACGTTTGAACTAATACTGGATGGTGCTTGAAACCCAACGTAGTTAGTACCGTTAGCTGTTGTTTCATTAAATCGAAGATCTCCTTGATCTCCAAGAACAACAGGTCCAGTTGTTGTAACAGTTTGAGAACCAAAATCAGGACTAATCTTGGTACCAGCAATAGCTGCACCTGAAGCAATTTTGTTGTTATTTACAGCACCTGCATCAATAGTCCAAATAGTACCGTTATTAGCAACACTGATATCCCCTTTATCACCATCAGGGACACCTCCACCAGCGTTTACAGAATCTTGAAACTCTTGAAGACCATAACGAAGCTGGTTATCAGCGTTGTTGAGGTCTTGAGCTGTCAGCGTAGAACCAGCTGTATAAACAACTGTTGGGTCTGCAATGTCTGTAATCCTCTGTAGCAGCACCGTAGCGCCACTGACAGGGGTGTTTAGGACAATGGCAGTCCCAGCG